CGTTCTTGCCCGAGAGCCAGTCGTAGAACTCCTTGGACTTTTCGACCGGGAAGTACTGGATCTTCGGAACCGTGAAGAAGAGCGGGTTCTGACGGCCCTTGATCGGGATCTCGAACTCGATCTGAATCGAAGGATCGTGGGCAGGAGTGACGCGGAAGATAGCCATGGTTGGACCAAGCCTTTCGAGAACGGATTTGCTCAACGTCGATTACGTGAAAGCGTTTGACGGACGGGCCAGTTGGTGTCCCGCCCCGTGAAGGGCAGGCCCGGTCCAATGGTGTTGACACCTCACGGGGCGGGAGAATGCGGTCAGACCGCGGCGACGGTCACAGCGCCGGGAGGGGTGAGACCGGATCCCGATGCGGTCACGAGACCCGCACCGTTCTTGAACACGACCGTGAACGGACCACCGGTGGAACCGGTCACCTCCACGTTGCCGGCGCCGACGGTCGGGAGAGCCTCGAGCGCGGTCCTCACTGCTGCGGCCGTCGGATTGAAAGCGATGCCGTCCGTGGTCTCGCCGTCCACGTACACATTCCACGTGCCCGCGGTGGATCCGCCAGGCAGCGTGAACAGCTTCGTCACAGAACCATCGGCGGAGCTGATGGTCATGACCGCGTTGTTGCCGTTCTTCTCGAACGAGGTGATTTCCACTTCGTAAGAGATGGTGTCGGTGTGCACGTACACACGGTCGCCGGTCAAACTCGGCTGGCCGTCGGGAATGTAGTTCCGCACGTTCGTGTCCTCATCGACGGTATCGAGGACCCACGAGGAGTGAGGCAGCGTCTTCTTGTTCTTGTTGACCGTGATCACGTTGCCGGAGACCACGACGTTGCTCTCACCGAAAACGGTCTTGAGCACGGTCGCGTTCTTGGACTCCATGAACTTGAACTTGAAGACCAGGCCGTACTTGGTCTGGAGAACCTTGACGACCGCGCCACCGAAGGCGTTCTTCTCGGTCTTGTCTCGGGTCTCCGACTCCGTCATGCCGTCCTCGCCGACATAGCCGTGATCGAGCCAGGCGGGCGGAAGTGCAGAGCCGGCCGGACCGGGCGCCGGAGTGTCGAGCGGAGAACGGAACACGACGCCGTTGGCGAGCGGTTCGGAGGTAAGGATATTGCCGGCAGAAGATGCCATGGGATGCCCCTTTCAGGCAGAGTTGGCCGTGCCGCACAATGGCGGGGCACGGCCTACGGAGTGATATGTCCCCTGATGTCGAACTGCAGGGTGAACTGATAGCGCGGCATAGATGATTCGGGATCCGGAAATGACTGCGGGACACCGATCGTGGTCACCTGACGGATCCTCGGTTCGGCCGAATCACGCTGCGCCGCTTTGAGGATCGAGAACGATCGCTCGGCGAGCTTGCGCGCACGGTCTTCGTTGTTGTCCCAGCATTGGAAGATGACCATCCGCGAGGAGAGGATGATGTTGCGATCACCACCGCCTGCAGCGCGCGCTGTGACGAACATATTGGGCCGGGGTACCGGGACGCGGGTCGAAACGTCCGTGTTGTCGCCGAGCTTGTCGTAGAGATAGTTCGTGACGATTTCTTCGACTGGATCGAACTCGATGACCTCAACCACTGGACGCTCCAGCAGCACGGATGAGCTTGTTGTGCTTGGCTTCCGATCGCTTCGCCTGCGCGGTAGTCGCCGCAACCGATACGAATCCACGACCCTGCGGCCGATTCTGCCCCTGCACGGACGAGAGCGTGTACCCGGCAGCATCACCGCCGACAGCTGCATGGACCTTCTCCATCGTTCGATGCAGATGACCCATAACTTCCGCGCCGCGACGGAGTTGCTCGAGCGCGTGGGGATTCCAGACGATGTCAGCTTTCGACATTGCGGACCACCTTCTCGATTTGTGTCGACCAGTGGGAGCACGGCGGCGACGGAAGGTCAGCCAAAGCGACAAATGTCGATCCACTCTCATCGACGTACTCGACCAGGCAGTCGCCGCGATTGTCGTCAGCAAGCGGGATCTCTTGTCCACACTCGCAGACCGCGGTTACCGACTCCGCCGTCGTAACGGCTGAGGCTGGAGTGTGCGGATCAAGCCTTCGAGTCCTGAGCGTGGTGCGAAAGGAAACTCTGCCCGCAGCCACACGCGTTGCGTCCGGGAAAGTAATCCGAATCTCGTCCAGCGGACCCGACGTCCGGACGTGAGTCACTTCGCATTTGGATTCCATCGTCATCAGTTCTCCACTTTCTTCAGTGCGATTGAGCGGCCGGGTGCGAATCCGAACGGGCCTTTGGTCCAATCGGAGTCCTCGCCGTCGACTTCGAAGTCGTGGTCGTAGCCGGGAATCACGACGCGGTCGAGAGCGCTGATCGTCACCTCCGGCGGTGCGAGCACCACGAGGCCTTCTATGACCATGTCTCGGTTCGGCTGGTTCGGCTCGGACATGCCGTAGTCCGAACGTGAGCCGTAGCCGTACACGAGAGTCGGTTCCGGTTCGGACCATGACTTCTTCCGGTTGCGGCCGGCGTCGATTTCCTCGGACTGTTGGAACCGGCGGATCCCGATCGTGTGAGCTCGAGGAAACGGCTTCACGAGAACCACTCCGTGTCGGGTGTTCTCGATCGATACGCACCCGGAGGCGTCATATCCACGGAGAACGCCCGCGTCTTCCGCTTCGGGATACCGAGTTCTTCGCGATCGTCGTCAGTCAGTGTGAGCGCACCAGGCTCGGCGCCGCCGTACGTGGTCGACGTCTGAAACGGGCCGGCGCCCTGCTGGACACTGCGCACACCTTCGGGGTTCTGAAGGTGCCGGATCAGCATCCGAGCAACGACCTTCTTCACCCGGATCAGCGGCAGCGCATTTGCGTCGATGCGGTCCTTAATATTCGGATCCGCACGAAGGATGTCATCCTCCGCGTCGGCAATCTTGACCGCTATCTGCTCGTCTGTCGTCTCGGTCGGAGGGCCGATCCAACGGTCGCGAACATCCTTCGGAATTGTCCATGCCATCGGATCGGCACCTCCTGGTTTTCAGTTGTTGGTCGCAGCCTTGGCAGGTCGACCGCGACGCTTCGGCGCCGG